TAGAAGAAGCAGACGATATGGCTCTTGTAGCTGATCTTGAAGCTGACCTGAAAGAAGGATATGAATCTCTAAATGAAGATTTAGCATCAGCTCTTACAGCTCTTATAATTTCTATAATAGCTATCCCCGCTGTACCAATAACTGGAGCATTATTAATGGGATTAATTGACTATCTATTTAATGACTTACCTGATCAAAGAGCTGAAGCAAGATCATTAAGATCATATAAGGGACCTGATAAGCAAGAAAAAGTTCTAGCTTTAGCCAAAGAAATTGAATCTAAATTATCCCCAGGTAAAAAGAAATACTTAAAAACATTAGTTAATCGTATTGGTGCAGCAAAACTTGAAGACAAAGCTAGAGAATACCGCGAATTAGATAGATATGCTCAAAGTCAAAAATTAGACGAAAACTTAACTACTGATATTAAAGCTGCTTTAAAAGATCTTCCTATTCCATCTAACGAAATGGAAGAAGGATACAGCGAATTCCAGCGTGTTGGTAAAGGTAAAAAGAAAACAGTAGCTAGAAACAAAGGTGAAGAAGAAGTTTACGGAGCTGGAGTTAAAAAAGGTGAAGAAATTGAAAAGAAAAAACTTAAAGAAAGTGTAACATTCCCATTGTGGAATAAATTAAACGGTTAATATTATGACATCACAAGAACTATATACTAAAATGGCTGAATTGTTTGAAACATTAACAATCGAACATAACAAACCAGCTAAAGCTGCTCATGGTCGTGCTCGTAAAGCAGCAGGTGAGCTTAAAAAACTTATCACTGAATATAGAAAAGCTTCTACATTAGAGGATAAAGCAAAATAAAATGACACCAGAAGAAAAAGCTAAAGCGGACGAAATCTATAAAGCCATCATTGGCAAGGAAAGAAACTCTTTAGTTAAACGTTATGGTAAAGGTGCAACCGCTGAAAGAGTTGCAAAAGGTAGAGCAATAAAAATAGCCCAAAAATTAGCAGAAAAGAAAATGGAACCATCAAAAGATAGACTTAAAGAAATGGTCAAATCAGCCCTAATGGGTACCAATGAGGAACTCAAAGGAGGTCAAAAGAAATTAGACGTTGCAGAACCAAAAGGTAAAATCACTTCGGCTGACTTTGAAATGCTAAGAAAAGGCAAAATGGAAGAAGCCATTAATCAAGCTATTGTCTTAACAAACACAGACCATAAAAACCTAATGAAAAATGGCTCTGTAGCTGTAAGAGTAGGTGACCAAACAGTAGTAGTTGCTCTTAAAGACTTTGATGTTGATACAGAAGACTACGAAGATGTAAGTGACATCAGTTTAGAAGAAGATCTTGACCTAGGCCACACCGACAACGAACCACACATGCTTAAAGGCGACCTATATCGTATTGGAAAATATGCTATGGAACTCTACCAAATGGTAGATCAGTTCGAAGGAATGGGTGAGGTTGATTTTCCACACTGGTGGCAGTCAAAAATCATCAAGGCCAAAGAAATGATCTCTAGTGCTAAGCATTACCTTGATTTTGAAACAAGAGAACCAGAAATTGATGCTATGGTAGATGTAGCTGCAGCTGAGGATATTATTCCAAATGTTCCTACTGAGCCATTAGCTGATGAAGTTGGAGAAACTTTAGCTCAAAGAATAGCTAAAAAACTTAAAGAAGATGTTGTTAAAGGTTCAAACATAAGAAAAGACAGCAAGGGTAAATGGAGAGTTTTATCTGGTAAAACAGGTAAAATGTGGCCTCAAACCTATGATTCTAAAGCAGATGCTGAAGATGCTCTTCAAGCCTACCACGCTACTAAAGGATAAACAACATGACTAAAGACGAACTAAAGGACAAAATTAAAGTCTTAGTTAAACAAGTCTATGTCGATAAAGCTAAAACAACATTAGCAGCAGCCGAATATGATGAGTTAACTAAATTCCCAGAGCTTAAAAAAGTTTTGGTAGATTTACTTACTCCTGACTTTGATTTTTTCCTAGCCTCAATTGATTGGGTTGCTCCTCGTCCTACAACATTCCGTATCAATCTAAAGAATGGTACTAGTTTCTATCTTATCTTTACCCCACGCTCTTGGATCGCTCAAGTAGAAGGTAAAAAATATTACCTCTTAAACTTGAATGAGGAAGAAGCAGCTTGTGAAGCTATTGCTCGTCAATTACGTTACCAGGTGCCTGTTAAAGATAAACCTGAAGCACCAGCTGGAGGTGGAACAGAAGAAGTAACAGCAACTGATACAGAAACTGAAACAGAAGAAGTTCCAGCAGAAGCATAATAGACTATGGCTGAATTAAATACATATGGTGATTTAAAAAAGGCAATCAGAACTATTTCTCTTAAACAAAAAGGAGAAAAGATTGGTAATGTAGCTATTGATATTGTTCTAGGAGCAATTCCTGGAGTTGAAGCTGCCAAATCTACATTTGATTTTATAAGAGCAGCTTTTTCTAAACCAGATATTAAAAAAACTAACACTTGGTTAGACAAATTAGATATTGATGATGAAATGTCCTCTATTATAGATGATACAGTAGAAAATGGATTCTTAAAAGCTCTATCCCAAACTATTGATTCAGAATCAGACGATACACCCCTAGAATCTGATTTTAATATGAATGCCAAAATGGTTGATTATTTAAAAAGAACTTATGGGGGTAGAACAATAACAGGTATAACTGAATTTGAAATGAAAGATAGATTCCAACAACTAGCAGGCATCAAAGAAGAAATTAAACAAGATCCAAGTGTAGATACAATATCTAAAGACTTAAGTGATCAAACTTCTAGTTTTAAAAATATTAATTCTAAAGAAAAAACAGAGCAACTTTTAGATGCTTTAATGAACAAATTAGATCCTAAATTTAAAGAAACCTCAGCATTTAAACAAGCTGTTATCGCTTTTTATAACAAGTACAAGTAATGAATCCGTTCGATAAATTTTTTAAGCAATACGCTTGGAAGTTTCCTAAAGGATATCCTGACATGAAAAATGAGCAGGATATTCTTTTACTCGAGTCATTAGTAAGTAAAATTTTAGGGGAAGAAATAATACTTGAGAAAGCCTTAGAGTGGTCTGACTTAAGTGATGCCTCTAGAAAATACTACCGTTTAGGAGTTATTGATGATAAAATTAAAAGAGGCAATCCTTTTAAACTAGAGGATGGTAGAGAAGAAGTTTTAACTTACTCTGATGAAGACTACAGTATTCCATTTGCAAATCAAAATGTAGAAGACATAAAGAGAATAGGTGGTTCCTCAATTAACACTTTCCCATTCTTTAAAGACTCAAAAGGTAATCCTATAGGCTTTAAACAAATAAGCAAAACTAAAGAATTAGGAGGAGCAGGAGGCTCTAAAGCCCAAACCTCAGAACGTCAAGAACGTGGCTTAATTGACCTAATCAACTCAGTTGAAGGAACCAAAACTATTGTTTCAAAAGATGGTTCTAAAATTGAGGGTGTGGTTAGAGCAGAAAAAGTAGAAGAATCCTCCGAGGCAGGTACTGAACCATACTCAGATGTTAAACTTGTAATGGCTGATGATTCTGAACTCCTAGTATCAGCTAAAGGCCCTTCAGCACCTACCTTAGGTGGTGGGGGTATGGAAGGTATCAAACTCTTAACTAGAGGAGGAGCAAACCCAGAAATATTAGACTTCATAGATAATTTTTATAATGATGCCTACGCCTACTATAAAGAAATAGTAGATAGAGAAGGTCTAGAAGGAAAAAACCTCTATAAAAATGAATTAGTACCTGATGTATCAATTAAAGTACCAGAAAAAATTATATCAACTATCTTAAAAGGTACACCTGAAATGGGTGGCCCTGTCTCTTATTATTATATTGGTGCAATGGATGTTCAAGGAGAAGTTGATGGGCAAACTATCAAAATAACAAATGGTAATTTTATTCCATTAGACACCTTTATTAAAGAAAAAACTGGTAAACTATACGCTCACATTAGAAAAAGAGATGGTGATTTATACTTTACTAGAGCAACCCAAAATATAAATGATAGAACAGTACCACGTATCTTCTCTAAAAAGGTAGATGGCAGTGGTGGTGCCCAATCTCGTTTTGGTATAGTTGATAAAATCAGGGGAGTAGAAATATCTTAATATTTATAAGTATGTGTGACTGTGGATGTAATGTATGTGATTCGCCTAAAGCTCCGTTATTAAACGAGAGCCTAGTTAAGCGCCAGGCCTTGTCTGAAGGTCTAAATTATCACGTTTCTAAAGCGATACCTTTAACAGAGAATGTTTACAGAGCAGGCTCTGAAAAATACTTCCAATTATGGAAAGAAGCTCGTAACTTATATGTTCGTGACTTACTAGAGGTGCAAGGAGATGATTTAGATATTATCCTAGAAACAGATCTAGGTTATACAGGTATCTATGAAGGTAAAGAAGTATACTTAGACTTTATCTTTGAAGAACAAGTTAAAGAAGCAGAGTACCAAGGTAAAGATGTAGAATTAGGAAAACCAAAACGTGGTGGCTCTAAAAAATTCTACGTTTATGTAAAAGATCCTAAGACCAAGAAGGTTAAAAAAGTATCATTTGGTGCCAAAGCTGGAGGTCAAAACTTACGTGTTAAAATAAATGATCCTAAAGCACGTAGAGCATTCGCTGATAGACAAAACTGTGATCAAAAGAACGATAAAACAAAACCAGGATACTGGTCTTGTCGTTTACCTCGCTATGCTAAATTATTAGGATTAAAATCTAACTTCTCAGGATTCTGGTGATATGATAAAACTAGTCAACATACTAAGTGAAGCTGAACTAAATAAATGTCCAGCCCCAACTCAAAATATTGAACTTAACCTTCAAAACAGACAGAAGGCCATCAATGAATATGGTTATGGTCCATTAAATCCTAATGAACCAAATAACAAATTCTGGCAAGCTAAAGCTGATATGTGGAAACTTGACTCTGTAGAGGAAGCTAAAACATCACGCTGTGGTAACTGTGCTGCATTTGACATCACTGAAAAAACATTAGATTGTATCGCTAAAGGGATAGGTGATGATGAAGGTACAGAAGATCCATTTGATGTTATAGAGGCTGGTAAGTTAGGATATTGCCGATTCTTAAAATTCAAATGTGCTGCAGCACGAACATGTGATGCTTGGGTTGTAGGTGGTCCTATTGTATGAAACCATACACTGATCTAGAAGTTACAGACAAATACATCATCCGAGAATTTACTGAAGACATTGACCCAATAGAGTTAATGTGGCATAGGGATGATGAAGATAGAACTTTAGAGATAATAGGAGAGACAGATTGGTTAATCCAGTTAGATGATAACTTGCCTACTTCCCTAAAAGGACCTATATTTATACCACGACATATGTGGCATAGAACTATTAAAGGGACAGGCCCATTAAAAATAAAAATATATAAAAGCTAATGCCTAACTATATAACTACAGGATATGTTTTTTGGTACCCTACTCAATCTTTAGATAGTGGGCAAGCTGGTGTAGTTAATGATCCTGATAGAAGATGGTTTTTAACTTCAACACCTACCTCTATAGTTACTAATTTCTGGAGAGTTTCTGGATCTACAACTTCTACTAATGGAACTCCTATTAATGATTTAGGTTTAACCTTTGCTACTGGATCTGAACCAGCTACAAAAGTCATTAAAACAGCTCAAGAAGTTAATGGACCTAATGCTTATAGTGCTAGTTTAGGAGGTCAAAATACTCAAGCAGCATTATTTAGTACTGCTCTTAATAATAGAACAGGTTCTACAATTCTACCTTCATTTTTATTTGATACTGTAGATGGTGGTAATTATGATTTTAGTTTAGGAGGAGGTATTATCCTTTTAACAGGATCATTTATAACAGGTCCTGAAACTGGAATTAAAGAAGTAAGATGGTACTGGACAGCTGAAGATGATTCTAACTCAGGAGTTTATACACCTAATGTTTACATAAACCCAGAAGACCAAGCTGATTTTTTAATTAGAACTTTTGGAGCCTCTAATAATGGAACTAGTGGTGAACAAAAGTTAGCTGGAGCTGTAGCTAGTATAGGAGGTATATTTTTAGTTCCTAAAGATTTAGGTGGGGGAGAATTTATTTTAGATATTCCTACTAATTTTAAACCTGGGGGGAGTTATCCAATATATAAATTGGTTACAAACCCTTAATTTTATAGACGGATTCATAGCCCGTCGCCTTATTTAAAAACAATTTTTTAGAGAGCTGTGGCCTCAATTTTGAGTCCCGGCTCTCTTTAATTATCTTAATGTGTAATAAATAAAAATATGAAGGAAAAGAAAATCGTAATCGTAGGTGCAGGCGTAGCAGGAGTTAATGCTGCTACTAAACTTGTAGATAAAGGTTATCCTGGTGAACTGATCACAATCATTGATATGGGTAAAGACCCATACAATCGCAAACCTGAAGAAGTAATGACAGGTTTCTTAGGTGCAGGTGGTTGGTCTGATGGTAAACTTACTTACCACACTGCAATTGGAGGCCAATTGTCTAAGTATTGTGGTGAGGAAAAAGCAATGGAGTTGATGGATCAAGTAATTACCAATTTCAAGCGTTTCCATCCCAAACCAGAGGAAGTACAATGTTCAAATCCTGAAGCAGAACCAGATTTTATTAAACCATATTTTGGTTTGCGTTTGTTTCCTGTGTGGCACGTAGGTACAGATTACCTATCTGAGATTGGAAAGAATTGGTATGATTATCTAGTATCTAAAGGTGTACAATTCCATTGGGAGACTAAAGTATCTAACATCGATTTTAGACACAACGAAGTTATCATGAAATCAGTTAAACCTGAATTCGCAAATATGGATAACGATAGTATGTTTTATGATGAACTTATTTTTGGTGTAGGTAAATCAGGCATTGACTTTGCTCAAGAATTAGCCAACAAATATGAACTTCCAGACGAACCTAAATCAGTTCAGATTGGTGTTCGATTTGAGGCACCACAAAAACACTTCCAGAAACTAATTGATATATCATACGACTTTAAGTTGTATAAAAAGTTTGAAGATAAAGGTGTTTCACTTCGTTCATTCTGTACAAACAATAACGCCGCTTATGTTGCTGTAGAAGAAACATATGGAGATCATAGTTACAATGGTCACGCTAAAAAAGATATGCGTTACCGAAACGATATGACCAATTTTGGCATCTTGATGGAAATCAATGGTATTTCAAATCCATTTGAATGGTCAAGAGAGGCAGTTAAAAAACTTCAAGTAAATGGTACTGGTACTTACTATAGCCCTTCACGTAAACCATCTACTACATCTGAAGGTAATGAAGTATCAGCAGTTCAAGTTGATAATATGGATCCCTTGTTTGAAGCATTAGGTGAAGAATATGCTCAATACATTGAAGATTTTATTACAGAAATGCAAATTGTATTCCCAACATTGGGTGATGATTGGGGAATTTATATGCCTGAAGTAAAATATCTTTCACCTGAACCACTTGTAAGCTACCGCAACTTGTCTCTAACTAAGTTCCCAAATGTACACTTTGTAGGAGATGCTTTGTCTGCTCGTGGTATCACAGTTTCAGGAGCTCAGGCAATTTATGTAGCTGAAGATATTCTTAACTACTTCCATCACCCAGATCTATACCCAGACTTTCATGACCATTTACACTTCGTTTAATATTTATAACGAAAAAGATGGCCAATATTGTCTTACTAAGCTGTACTAAGTCTAAAACAGACCATGCTGCTCCTGCTCAGGAGTTATACTCAGCCTCTCCAATGTTCCGTAAAACATTAGAATATGGTAAAAGACTTAAACCAGACAAGATGTTCATCTTATCTGCAAAACATCATCTTGTACCTTTAGATCAAAAGTTAGAACCATATGATCTAACTCTAAAGGATATGAAAGCAGATGAAAAAGCAGCCTGGGGAGAAAAAGTAATTTCTCAAATGAAAGCAAAAGGAATTAATCCTGAAAAAGACACTTTTACTTTTCTAACAGGAAGTGAGTACATGAAACCATTAACTGGTGTAATGAAGAATGTTGAGACACCTTTAGCCAATAAAAAATTTGGAGAACGTCTAAAGTGGCTAAATAGTCAATTAGGTGAAGCTATCAAATACATTAAAAACCTTATCCATGAAGCTATCAGCAAAAGATTTAAATGAGAATATTCGTCTGTTCTTAAACGATATAGACGATTATAGTGATGATGCTCACTATAACCTAATGTGTGAAGCCACCTTAGGTAAATTTACCCAGTTACTAACTGAGTCAAGTGACATCTATGGAATGCTATTAGAGTCAAGCAAAAACGAGGTTAATGGTCAAGTATTCAAAGATTTCTTAGACTACATTGAAACCTCAGGTTTGGCCTAATAGGATCTATTTGTTATCTTTAGATATAATTAATAAAAACAATAAGTTATGTACGGCAAACCCCGCGTTTACGAAACCAAAACCATCAAGTCTAATGGTTGCACTATTCATTTGTTCAAAGAAAAAGACCAAGATGGTTGGAAAATGCATAATTGGGATGGACCAGCTGTAGAACCTCTTACTGAGGAAGATAAATCTAAAAAAGAATATTACCTATACGGTAAAAAAATGACCCTGGAGCAGTGGGAAGAGGCTCGTAAGAATCGTGAAGGTTTGCCTTGGTATAAGAATGCTTCAATGAAGGGCGCTACCCGATTCTAATATGAGAGAACATTCACTTCAAGCTCAACCTTATGAAGGTAAACGAGTAGAAAAAGCTTGGGGCCATGAGCTTTGGATTATCAATAATGAACTCTATTGTGGTAAACTTTTAGTGTTTAAACAAGGTAAACAATTCTCAATGCACTACCATTTGCTTAAAGATGAAGCATGGTATGTTTCTAAAGGTGTCTTTACATACAAGTATATTGATACTGAAACTGCTTACCAAAATGAAATCCTAATTAAAGAAGGAGATTGTATTCACCTTCTCCCAGGACAACCTCATCAGCTCTTGGCCTTAACAGATGGAGCTACTATATTTGAAGTATCAACTCAACATTTCGATTCAGACAGTTATAGAATTAAACCCGGAGATTCACAAGCATGAAAATAGGTTTTTGTGGTACTATGAGTGTAGGTAAGACTACACTAGTAAAAGCTTTACAGGAGTTACCTGAATTTAAAGATTACAACTTTAGAACAGAACGTTCTAAGTATCTAATGGAACAAGGTATTCCTTTAAACACTGACTCTACTCTAAAAGGTCAGTTAGTATTTCTAGCAGAACGTTCTATGGAATTAATGCAAGAAAACATTATTACAGATCGTACTATCATTGATGTTATAGCATTTGCTAAGGCATCCAATTCAATGTCTCATACAGAAAAATATGATTTTGAGTCATTAGCCTGTCTTCTAATTAAAGAATATGATTATATTTTCTATATTTCTCCTGAAGGAGTAGAAATGGAAGACAATGGAGTTCGTGAGACTGATCTTGAATATAGAAAACTTATTGACTTTGTTATTGTTAGACAAATTGAACGATATAAGTCACTTATGAAAAATTATGGTATATTAGAAGGTCCAACTGAGGAGCGTATCAAACAGCTTAAATTTCAGTTAGGTCTATAATATTTATAAGAAAACCATAATTTATTAGAGATGAAATTATCTGAATTGAAGCTCGCAATCCGCGAGATGATTGTAAGCGAGCTATCTGAAGGCACTTATGCTGGAAAAGGAGCTAAAGATGATATACAAACCACCCCAGAATTTAGTAGCTTAAATACTCAAGCTAAAACTAATGCCCTTCAAACCCTTGATAAAGGTGGTAGTGTAAATCTTCAAGAAGAAGACCAACTAAATGAATTCGCAGCCTTCTACAAAATTAAAGATGATGTAGATAAAGAAGAAGCCAAAGCTGCCATTGATAAAGCTATCAAAGATAACCCAGGACAAAAGAATTTACAACTTGCTTTAAGAATACTTAAAGATGAAGAAAAAGTAAACTTTGAAAAACTAGCCCAAGCATTAGGTAAAACTAGTATAGCTAGCTTTAATAATGTACCTTCTAGAAAAGTTTTAGACGGTGACTTAGCCCCATTTATTAGCTCAGCTAGACTTAAAGGATCTGAACCAGTTGAACCTGGAGAACCTAAAGAACCAAAAGAACCAGGTAAAAGAGGTCCTAAAAAAGGAAGTAAAAGATCTTCAGATGCTATAGCTTACACTATGGGAGGTGATGTTAAGGTTGTAGGTAAAACTCCTACTAAAGCATTTGTTAAAAGAGCCCTTAAAGCAGCAGACTTATCTCAACCAAAAACATCTTTTGATGCTAAAGGTTTAAGAGCTTTAGGAATTAGAGACCTTGATGGTATTGATACTCAAATCCAAGACTTAAGCGCTGATTTAGAATCTAAACTAGCTAGAGCAAAAGAAATTGCAGCTAAAGGATCTACTAAAAAATACACTCCAGAAGAGGCTGAATTTATGGATGATCTAAAAGCTAAAACTGAACTTAGAAAAAAATTAAAAGCTAGCCGTGAAGCATTTATCAATAAAAAAATCAAGAAACAAGATCTTGATATTGATATAGTTTCAACTGACGAGGATTAATATGCTTAAATATACTAGAATTTTAAGTTACATTGCTCTAATCCTTGTTATAATAGCTATTTATAGAAGATTAGATCAGGGATCTGACTTGAAAAATAAAATCAACGAGCTTGAGCGAGCTAATGACTCGCTTCAAGCTCAAGTTGACTCTACCCATATTCAAATAGCTAAACTAGATAGTATAGCTGAAGGTTATAAGCTTCAAATTCAAGAAGACAAAGCCCAATTAGCAAACCTTCAAGCCAAAGCAGATACATATAAACAAAAATACAATGAAAAAAATAATCGTATTTCTGGGCTTACTGGTAATGCCTTGGTTAGCGAGTTCACAAACGCTTTCCAATAAAGAAGAGTACTGCTCTGTACCTTGCCGTACACTAAAAAACGCCTTAATATTTAAAAACGAGTGTGAACTTGTAAAGGGTCAACTAGTGGTAGCTAGAGACTCTATCTCCATTCTAAACAATATTACCTCTAGGCAGGATTCCTTGCTTACCAATAAAGAGAATGTTATCTTCCTACAACGCGAGAACGAGGTTCGTTACTTGGAAATGATAGAGAATAAAGATAAAATTATTGGAGTAAAAGATAAACAAATTAAACAAGAAAAACTTAAAGCATTAGCCGGATGGGCTGTAGCTGTTTTAAATACAACCTTTCTTGTAATTAAGCTTATATGAGTGATCAGGATTTAAGAAAAATTATTCAACAGGAATACATAAAATGTGCTCAAGATCCAGGGCACTTTATGCGTAAATACTGTTACATCCAACACCCACAACGAGGCAGAATCACCTTTAACCTATTCCCATTCCAGGAAAAAGTACTCCATTTGTGGAGAGACAATCCTTACTCTATTGTTTTAAAATCTCGCCAGTTAGGTATTTCAACCCTAGCAGCTAGTTATTCTTTATGGTTAATGACTTTCCATAAAGATAAAAACGTGTTGTGTCTCGCAACTACTCAGGAAACAGCCAAAAACATGGTTACCAAGGTTCGTTTCATGTATGACAACTTACCTTCCTGGCTTAAAGTAAAAGAGATAGAAAACAACCGTTTGAGTTTAAGACTAGCAAATGGGTCACAAATTAAAGCCAAATCATCAAATAGTGATGCAGCACGTTCAGAAGCAGTATCTTTGCTAGTAATTGACGAGGCTGCATTTATCGATAACGTAGCAGAAACATGGGCATCAGCACAACAAACACTTGCAACAGGTGGTGGAGCAATAGTACTTTCAACACCGTATGGAACTGGAAACTGGTTTCACCAGACATGGGTGAGAGCAGAAGCGAGCGAGAACGACTTCTTACCTATCAAATTACCATGGTATGTCCACCCAGAGAGGGATGAAGAATGGAGAAAGAAACAAGACGAATTACTAGGTGATCCTAGAGCAGCAGCCCAAGAATGTGACTGTGACTTTAGTACCTCAGGTGATACTGTTTTCTATTCTGAATGGTTAGAATTTATAGCCCAAACCACTATCAAAGAACCTGTTGAAAGACGAGGTGCAGATAAAAATCTATGGGTTTGGGAACCCGCTGATTACTCTAGAGATTATATGGTAGTAGCTGACGTAGCTAGAGGTGACGGTAAAGACTTCTCTGCAGCCCATGTCATGGACATAGCCACTAACACACAAGTAGCTGAATATAAGGGGCAATTAAGTCCTAAAGAATTTGGACATTTCCTTGTAGGTCTAGCTTCAGAATATAATAATGCTTTATTAGTAGTAGAAAATGCCTCTATTGGTTGGGCTACTATTGAAACAATCCAAGAAAGGGGCTATCAGAACTTCTATTTATCACCTAAGAGTGATCAATTAACAGCTGAGTCGTATTTTAATCGATATGAGTTTAGTGATAATTTAACTCCTGGTTTTACTATGTCTATGAAAACAAGACCACTTGTGGTAAATAAATTTAGAGAATATGTTGGTGATAGAAGTGTTACCATCAACTCTAAACGTTTACTAGAGGAAATGAAGGTGTTTGTATGGCGTAATGGTAGACCAGAAGCACAATCAGGCTATAATGATGACTTGGTAATGTCATTTGGTATAGCAATGTTCTTAAGAGACACTTCACTCAAATTCCAGCAACAGGGCCTAGACATGACTAGAGCCGCTCTCAACAATATAACTAAAACCACTACAGCTGGTATATTTAGTGGCAATTCAGTTCCAAACCCATACATTCAAGAAATGGGAGGACAAAAAGAGGATCTCCGTTGGCTCCTTTAATATTTATGATAATAACCTAAGCAATGGCTGATACTAGTATTTTTTCAAGATTAAGAAGACTCTTTTCAACTGATGTAGTCATCAGGAATCAAGGAGGAAGTCAATTAAAAGTAATTGACACTGATCATATCCAAACTAGTGGTGAATTTCAAACTAACTCTTTAGTAGATAAATTCAATAAAATATATACAAACCCAGCTGCTACCTCTCTTTTAGGTCAGCAGTTCAATATGCAGTATCAGTATCTTAGGACTTATCTGTATAATGACTATGATACAATGGATACAGACGCAATTGTAGCCTCTGCCTTAGATATTATAGCTGATGAATGTACTCTAAAGAATGATATGGGTGAAGTACTTCAAATTAGAAGTAGCGATGATGATATCCAAAAAATCCTTTATAACTTATTCTATGATGTACTTAACATTGAGTTCAACCTATGGTCTTGGATTCGTCAAATGTGTAAGTATGGTGATTTCTTTATCAAATTAGAAATCGCTGAAAAATTTGGTGTTTATAATGTTGTACCTTATACAGCTTACCATATTCAAAGACGTGAAAACTTTGATATGGCTAATCCTTCAAAGGTACAATTCCTTTATTCACCTGATGGATACTATACTGGAGGTTCAGGTTACTACTCAACCCCAAACACTAAACCAGATGCTAACCAAATTGCATTTGACAACTATGAGATAGCTCACTTCCGTTTGTTAACAGATGTTAACTATCTTCCTTATGGTCGCTCTTATCTAGAACCAGCACGCCGTCTATTCAAACAATATGTGTTAATGGAGGATGCAATGCTTATCCATAGAATTGCTCGTGCTCCAGAAAAACGTATTTTCTATGTTAACGTAGGTAATATTCCACCTCAAGATGTAGAAGCATTTATGCAAAAGACTATCGCAACTATGAAGCGTACTCCGCTAATAGATGAGAAAACAGGTGAGTATAACCAAAAGTATAACATGCAAAACTTACTTGAGGATTTCTATATCCCAGTAAGAGGAAATGATTCAGCTACTAAAATAGACACTACAAAAGGTCTAGACTATGATGGTATTCAAGATGTAACTTACTTAAGAGATAAGTTATTCGCTGCCCTTAAGGTACCTAAAGCCTTCATGGGTTATGAAAAAGACTTAACAGGTAAAGCTACATTAGCAGCTGAAGATATTAGATTTGCTCGTACAATTGATCGTATTCAGCGTATTGTATTATCTGAACTATATAAAATTGCTTTAGTACACCTTTACACTCAAGGATTTGATGGAGAAAGTTTAACAAACTTTGAATTAAGTTTAACTACTCCTTCAATCATTGCTGAACAAGAAAAGATTGCTCTATTAAAAGAAAAAGTAGCCTTAGCTAAAGAAATGCTAGATACTAAAATTATTCCTTCAGATTGGATCTATGACAATGTATTCCAATTCAGTGCTGATCAATATGATGAGTATAGAGACCTAGCAGTTGAGGATGCTAAACGTAACTTTAGAATCCAACAAATTACTGAAGAAGGTAATGACCCAGTTGAAACAGGTCGTTCATACGGTACACCACATGATCTAGCTTCTCTATATGGTAGAGGAAGATATGAGGATGGTTCAGTACCTGATGGATATGATGAGGATAAAAAATTAGGCAGACCTGAAGAAAAGGCTTCTAATATCAATACTCAACAAAATGCATTTGGTAGAGACAGACTTGGTCGTCAAGACAATAAAAAAGACGATCAAGAAGGATATGGTACTCCTAATTACAAAGGAGGTTCACCTTTAGCATTAGAAAGCAAAAATAAAGCTTTATTAGAATCATTAAGTAAAGAAATAGTTTACGCTAAAAATAAGTCGGCAGAATCATTATTAGACGAATCTAATCTGACTGAGTAAATATCTTTATATATTTATAATAAATCCTAGATAGAATGAATATTAAGCATTCAAAATATAAAAATACTGGTATTCTTTTTGAATTGCTTGTTAGACAAGTAACAGCCGATACACTTAATGGAGGTCAATCACCTGCATTAAACATTATCAAGAAGTATTTTGTAAAAAGTGAATTAGGTAAAGAGTTAAAACTATATGAAACTCTAAGCAAGACCAACAAAGTAAATGAGGCTAAAGCAAACATTCTAATTCAAACTATCTTAGAATCATCTAAAAAATTAAATAGATCTTCTTTACGTAGACAAAAGTATAACCTAATTAATGAGATTAAGGAATATTACGATCTAGATGAATTCTTTAAAACCAAATTAAATAGCTATAAACCATTTGCTGCTTTATATACTTTAATTGAGGCTGAACATACAACTGATGCTACTAACCCTACTCAGTTAATTGAAAATAAATTTACTCTATTAGAACATTTATCTACCCCAGTAGTTAAAGAAGAAAAGGTGAAAGATGAAGTTCTTCAAGAATTCCAGACCTATGACAAAGATGTAAGACTTCTTACTTACAAAATCTTACTAGAGAAATTCAATGGTAAGTATTCAGGTCTATATGAATCACAAAAAGAAGTATTAAAAGAATTTATCACTTCAGTTGATTCAACCCCTAAACTAAGAACATTCTATAATAACAGAATCCAGCAACTTAAAGAAGAGTTAGCTGCCATTAGTGAAACCATAACAGACAAGGCTGTTCAAATTAAACTAACTGAGGTATTACCTCTAATCGTTGAAGTTGAAAAAAATCAACCTATTAGAAACGAGAATATAGTTGACCTACTCCAATATTGTGAACTAGTAGAAGAACTTAAAATAGCCAATGGAACTAACAAATAAAATCAAGGAAGCTTTACGCGGTAGAAAATTTAAACTTGTACCTACTCCAGGTGGAGAGGCTGAGTTTGAATCAGACGTTATTTACATTCCTGATTTTGAAATGTTAGTTAAGGATCTAAACAGAGCTTTAGAGACTTTAGAAGGTATGGCTACTACTGATGACATTAGAAAAGATCCTGAGTTCTTAGCCTATATCAAAGAATATAGAGAATTAAGAAATAGAATTAGAACTCATATTAGAAAAACATACCCAGCTGAATACAATGCTATCAAAGGCTTATTTGAAATGTCTGGTGTAGGAGGTGGACCTGGAGCAGGAGGATTTCAAGTAGGTCAAGGTCCTCAATATGGAGCTAAGTATGCTTATAAATTAGCTCCTAAAATGAAAAAATTAGGTGAAGCTAATCCTGGTGCCTCATTAGGTAAAGGACCTAAAGCAGGAACCACTGGTGTAAAAAATAATTACTATACTAAAAACTTTGGTTTTAAACCTGTTGATAGTAAGAAATTAGCTGCTCAATCTAAGGCTATAGACACTAAATATTTATGGGGTAAGTAATATTTATAAGCATGTATAAGTATAAATTAGTCAAAGAAAGAGCATTCACTCAACCTCAAGATGCCAAAGTGTATCAAGAGGAGCGTATTGCTTCTTTTGATAAAATCACTCAACGCTTAAATTCACTATACCCAGCTATAGATAATGCTAAAGACGAAACTATAGCATTCTATAATGAAAAACCAGAATCATACGCAGTTGTTAAACCTACAGACTTGATTTTAAGTTACTTAGACGACATTGAACAATTATTAACAGGAGAAGAATAAAATGCCAAATATCCCCGCAAACGCTTCCGGAATTGTAACCACTACCTCAGTAGTAGGTGGTTTCGCTGGTTTTACTGTAGTATCAGGATCAGCAACTATAACAGGCTTAAAAGATGCTAATGGAGTTGAATTAACTACAACTGACTGGATCTTACCAGCAGGAACAACTGTACCCCTCTATGTAACAAGTGCTTCTTTATCTTCAGGAGCTGTATTATTTTACCTATAATCATGAAAACACTACAAGAACAATACAATCTAATCCAGGAAGGAAAAGGACATAAGGATATGTTCTTGAAATCTGCTAAAAGATTATTCCCTGAGTACATTACTAACTTCGCCACTTATGGTGAGGCTACAACTATCCTAAAACAAAAGGGTATTTTAAATGAAGGTATTGGTGGTGTAGTTACTAAGCGTGTATTTGATCCTTTCCAAGCATTTAATTCTTATGTAAATGAAGAATATAATGTAGCTACAGGTGTAGGTAAAACATATGCTTCACAACAGGAAAATCCTATCAAGGCTCCTAAGCCAATGGGTCCTCAAAACACTAAAGCTGTTGAAGGTAAACTTTCTAAAGAAGTAGTTGATAGCCAAGAAATGACTGGTTTAGATTACACTAACAAAGAAATCATTGATAACATCTATGGTCAAGAGTTCTTAGAAGGATACTATGCTGAAATGAAGGATCCTAAGAATGCTGAAAAAACCATTGACGAATTAAAGGAAATTGTTAGAAAGAATTTATCTAAAAATCCTTCATACTATGTAGAAAATGCTGCATTCGGTATCAAAGGAATTGGCTACACAAAAGACGCTGCTGGTTTAGGTGAATCAGGAGAAGCTAAAGGAAAATACAAAGCTAGTGGATACGGCGACATGCCAAAGAAAAAGTAATGAAACAAGTACTTATTGAAACCCTACCATTCCAGGTTGCACCTGTTCAATTAACTGAGGGCTATAAGTCTCCAGCAGGCAATCCTATTGTTGAAGGAATCTTAGCTACTGCTCAAGTTAAAAATGGTAATGGTAGATATTACGCTAAAGATCTCTGGAAAAGAGAAATAGAAAAATATATGGATGTGGTTAGACAAAGTAGAGCCACAGGTGAATTAGATCATCCAGATTCGTCTATAATCAACTTAAAAAACGTTTGCCACATCATCCGTGATTTATGGTGGGACGGCGATAATGTCATAGGTAAAATCGAAATTCTACCGACAGTATCAGGCAACATTCTAAAAGCACTTATCGACAATGGAGTAATGGTAGGTGTATCATCAAGAGGTATGGGTTCATTAAAACCTATGTCTGGTGGTATGATGGAAGTACAAGACGACTTCGAACTCCTATGTTGGGACTTTGTCTCAACCCCTTCAAACCCAGGTTCATATATGCATTTGGTAAATGAAGGAAAAGAATATAAAGCAAACTCTTATGGTAAAGTAAATGGTATCCTAACAGATATCTTATGTGCCAAAGGAACTTGCCCAGTTTTCTAAGGATATACGACTTTAAGTAGATACATACATATGTATCACCGACCCTAGTATGTTATCTTTTATATAGCATTGGGTTTATGTATAATTCTTATTACGGTTCACAAAGATAATAACCGTACCCCGCAAACTAAATTTTGAGGAAAATGTCAAACAGTAGAGACCTTTTAAAGGAGGCTATTGCTGATGCTAAATCTGTTAAAGAAGCAGCTATCGCAAATGCCAAAGCAGCTCTCGAGGAAGCATTTACCCCTTACTTACAAGAGAAATTTGCCGCTAAATTAGAGGAAATGGAAATGGAAGAAGAGGAAAATGTAACTGAAGAGATGACTGATGAGAACTACGGTGAGGATGGTCCAATGGAAGAACGTTTAGGAACTTTAAACGATCCAGATGAAGAAGGTGTTGGTAACGCATTTAGCGCTGCACCTAAAGGTAATTTGGAAGAAAAAGACCTAGATGAACTTGACCTAGAAGAACTCCTAGCCGAACTCGATGAGGAAATGGAAACTGAAGGCATGGAAGAAAAGACCGAAGAAAGTCTAAACGAAGCTGAAGAAGAAGATGAAATGGAAATGGATTCTGACGAAGAAGTAGAAAGTGATGACGTAGAAATCGATCTTGAAGACATGTCTGAAGAAGATCTTAAAGCCCTAATCGAAGACGTAATTGCCGATATGGTTGCAGCTGGTGAATTAGAAGCCGGTGACAACTATGAGGAAAAAGAAGGCGATGAAGATGAAGAAGAAATCGATATCGATATGGAAGATGAAGAGTCTGAAGACGAGACAGTTGATGAGCTTCTTAAAGAAGAAGAAGTAAATGAGGGTGTAACTTCTCAAGTTCTCCAATTTATTTCTAAAAATGCTCCAGAAGTAATGAATGCATTAAATAAGTTACAAGCAGCTGTACCTGACTTAACCCCAGAAGCAGCCCTTACTACAGCTGGTGCATTAGGAGGCTTAGCTTTAACAACTTTAACTGTGAATGCTTTAACAAAAGATAATTCTGCGCTTGAAAAAATTGCAAAAGGAGCTACTAATCTTTTAAGTAGAGTTAAAGGATCAGTTAAAATGGAAGAAATGGAAGACCAAATTGAAGAATTAGCTTCAACTCTTTCAGAAGTAAAACTCCTTAACGCTAAACTTCTTTACACTAATAAGATCTTCAGAGCTAAGAACTTAAATGAAACCCAAAAAGTAAAGGTATTGGAAGCTTTTGATAAAGCTGCCTCTGTAAAAGAAGCAAAACTTATCTACGAAACATTAACTACGATTAAGGAAACTAAATCACCAGTTACTGAATCAATGAGAGGTATGGCTTCAAAAGCAGTAGGTATGGCCCCAGAAAAGAAACCAATCCTTGAGGTAAACGATCAATTCGCTAGATGGAAAGTCTTAGCGGGTATCAAAAAATAATTAATTAAAACTCGATATATAAAAATGTCACAAGTACAACAACTTCTTGAGTCTGCAGCTTCTGGATGGAAGAACATGCAGTCTGACGCAGCTAAATTAGCTGCCAAGTGGGAAGTGACTGGACTTCTTGAAGGTCTTCGTTCAGAAACCGACAAGAACAACATGTCTCTTATCCTCGAAAACCAAGCCAAGCAACTTGTAGTTGAGCAGTCATCAGTAGGTGGCGGTTCTGGCTACGGTAACTTCACAGTAGGTCAAGGTGCTGAGTGGGCAGGTATCGCTCTTCCATTAGTACGTAAGGTCTTCGGACAAATCGCTGCTAAGGAATTCGTTTCTGTTCAGCCAATGAACCTTCCTTCTGGTCTTGTATTCTACCTTGACTTCCAGTATGGTACTGCAAAGAACCCATTCACTGAAGGTCAATCACTTTACGGTAACACTGGTTCACAGTATCCATTCTCAACTCCTGCAGCTGAAGGTGGTCTTTACGGTGCTGGTAGATTTACCTACTCAACCAACCAATTCTCAGCTTCTTACACTGTAGCTACTGCTTCTGCTGTAACTACAGCCTCTTGGGCTGACTTAAACTACGATTCAGCTTTCTCAGCTTCTATCGCTTCTGGTACTGTTAAGAAGATCACCTTAGGTGCTCTTGGTGCTGTATCAGCTTCTATGGACACTGACGCAGTTCGTGGCTTTATCCTAACTTCTGGTTCAGTTCTTAACGTATCTAGAAACTTACCAGCTTTCACAACCTTCAATGGTACAACTACTCTTACTTTCTACTTAACTGCTTCTACAGCTGAAGTTGGTGTTGGTGGTGATTACGTACTTGAGTACAACAAGAAGACTACAATGTCTCCATACCAAGTTGGTGATTTCGAAGCTGGAAATGCTTACGCAGTTCCTAACGCTGAAAGTGCTACTGAAATTGTTATCCCAGAGATCAACATCGGTATGCGTTCAGAGGCTATCGTAGCCAAGACTAAGAAATTAAAGGCAGTTTGGACACCTGAATTCGCTCAAGACTTGAATGCTTATCAAGCTCTTGACGCTGAAGCTGAGGTTACAAACATCATGAGTGAGTACATCTCTCTTGAAATCGACCTCGAAATCTTAGACATGTTGATTGAAGACGCTGCCGCTGGTACTGAGTACTGGTCAGCCATCAACAACTTCGTTGTTACAAGTTCAGGTCAAGCTGCTCCAGTAGCTTCTCCAAGCGCTTTCTACAACACTCAGGGCCAGTGGTTCCAAACCCTTGGTACTAAGATGCAGAAACTTTCTAACAAGATTCACCAGTTAACTCTTCGTGGTGGTGCAAACTTCTTAGTATGTTCTCCAACAGTTGCTACTATCATCGAGTCAATCCCAGGATTCGCTTCTAACAGCGATGGTGATGCTGCCAAGATGGAGTACGCATTCGGTGTACAGAAAGCTGGTCAATTGAACAGCCGCTACACAGTTTACAAGAACCCTTACATGACTGAAAACACGATCCTTATGGGCTTCCGTGGTACTCAGTTCCTTGAGGCCGGTGCTGTGTTCGCTCCTTACATTCCATTGATCATGACTCCTCTTATCTACGATCCAGATACCTTCACTCCAAGAAAAGGTCTCTTGACTCGCTACGCTAAGAAGATGCTTCGTCCGGAATTCTACGGTAAGATCTACGTAAACGGTTTAAATACCCTTTAATAGATTAACCATAGAAGTTAAATAGGGAGTCCCGCGAAAGCGGGACTCTTTTATTTTTCTATATTATATTTATAAACACATGAATATCTTTGAAGAAATATTGTGGCCACAGTTCATTAAAATTGAACGTATAAGTAAGTTGCCTTTAACTGAACAAGTAGCAGCTTACCAACAATATATCTATGACTTAGATAGTGCAAGACAAAGTTGGATAGCTTATCAGAATAAAGGACCTGAAGAAAGATATTTAGCCCAAGAAGAATCATTTAGTAATAGTGGAGTGTTAGACTATTATCTTATATTACAAGAAGATGGTTCTAAAATTATAATCACTTAAAATCATGCCTAATTTACCTATATCTCAATTACCTGTAGCTAGTTCATTAACTGGAACTGAATTATTTGCTACTGTACAAGGTGGTATAACAAAATACACTACTTTAAATAGTATATTTCTAGCTCCTATTGCTGGAAATACTTATGGTTTATTTAATCAAACAGGATCCAGTATCCCTGTTACAGGAAGTGGAAACGGAACTATAGTTTCTGGGAGTTTATTAGATGGAGGTATCGGCACTTTAACTGTACCTGCGAATGGGTTTAAAGTTGGAGATGCTTTTAGTGCCGCCTCTTCAGGCTTTATAACATGTGGTAATAATCATGATTTTGAAATCCAAATCAAAGCAGGTAATACTGTTTTAGTTGATACTGGTGTATTTGAATTAGCTCAAGCTACTAATAAAGGCTGGGTAATGGATATAAATTTTTCTATTCAAGAAATAGGACCTGCAGGTACAGCTAAAATTGCTACTTCTGGTATATTCCATTATAGAACAGACTCTGGAGGTAACGTAGAAGGAGAAATTTTTAATTTTATAAATAGTTCTAGCTTTGATACCACAGTATCTAATACTCTATTAGTAGAGGCTGTATGGGGGACAGATTCACTTGTAACTGATTCTGTTTACTCAAACATCTTTACCTTAACAAAGACTTTCTAATTTTTGTCTAACCCAATTTTTTATTTATGGCTTCACACCACCACGAAGATCCTATCTTCCAGGAAAAGCGCAAACCCAAAACTCCAATTAAGTTTAAAACAGAATTAAACCCCGAACAAAAAGAAGCCAAAGCAAAAATATTACAACATACAGTTACGTTGTTAGCCGGTTCAGCAGGCTCAGGTAAAACATTTCTAGCCTGCCAAATAGCACTAGAGAAGCTATTTATGAAAGAAGCTGAAAAAGTTATTATTACTAGACCTACAGTATCAAAAGAGGAAATAGGATTTTTACCTGGTGATTTACGTGAGAAAATGGACCCGTGGGTACAACCGATATACCAAAACATGTACGCGTTATATGACAAAGTTAAAGTGGAACAACTCATACAAGCTGGTCAAATCGAGATAGTACCTTTAAGCTTTATGCGAGGCCGTACATTCCTTGATTCAGTTGTCATAGTGGATGAAGCTCAAAATGTAACTCATGAACAAATGGAAATGATTGTAACCAGACTTGGTTTACGTTCAAAAATGATCATTTGTGGAGATGATGCTCAAGTAGATTTAAAATCAAAACGTGATTCTGGTTTTAGATTCTTATATACAGCAGCCAAAAAGATAAAGGACTTATGTGCTATTTCTCTTAAAACAAACCATAGACATCCAATTGTAGAGGATCTTATAACATACTATGAAGAAGCTGCTGAACAAGGAATTTCCTTAGGCAATTCAGGTTCAAGTGGTAGGAAGAACTAACCCCTTTTCCATATTTATAACGAAAAAACATGGCTGCAGGAAGATATTCATTTACAATAGAGCAGGGCGCTACACTAAGCTTTGAATTACAATATACAGATGTTGATGGATTACCTGTAGACTTAACAGGATACACAGGTTTCATGCAGATTCGTTCTGGATATAGTGGTAGTGCAGGCACTGTTACTTATCTTACCTTCCCAGCCTTATCAGGATCTCAATATGCTGGTGGTTTTCCTTCACAAAGTTCTTTTTTAAGTTTTTCAGGAAGTAACTTAACTACTCCTCCTGTATCAGGATCTATAGGAGTATATGCAGGATGGTATGCCACTCAAGATATAAACTTTACAGGATCAGCTTACTACGATTTAGAAATCACCTCAGGTAGTATTAGAACAAGATTATTAGAAGGACAAGTACAACTTGCTAAACAAGTTACTTTACAATAATGGCTACACCTAATCAGATAAACATCAACTCAGATGTCAATAATGTTGACATCCAAACAAATGACAATAGCATTAAAATTGTCAATCAAGTTGACAATGTAGATGTAAATGTTACCCAACCTGTAACTACTGTAGTTCAAGTAGCCACAGCTGGCCCACGTGGTTCTTCAGGTACAGCAGGTAGTTCTGGTACAGATGGTACTTCAGGTTCTTCAGGTGTGGATGGCACATCTGGTTCTTCAGGTACAAGTGGTTCATCGGGAACTTCTGGTAGTTCAGGTATAGATGGCACAAGTGGTTCATCAGGAACTAGCGGAAGTTCTGGTGTAGACGGAACTTCAGGTAGTTCAGGTACAGATGGTACTTCGGGTTCATCTGGTACAAGCGGTTCTTCGGGTTCATCGGGAACTTCTGGTAGTTCAGGTATAGATGGCACAAGTGGTTCATCAGGAACTAGCGGTTCTTCAGGAACATCGGGTAGTTCGGGTACAGATGGTACTTCAGGTTCGTCCGGAACGAGCGGTTCATCGGGTTCATCGGGAACATCCGGTAGTTCGGGTATAGATGGAACATCAGGTTCATCTGGGACAAGCGGTTCTTCAGGAACATCGGGTAGTTCTGGTACTGACGGAACCTCAGGTTCATCAGGTACAAGCGGTTCTTCAGGTTCATCAGGAACATCTGGTAGTTCAGGTATAGATGGAACATCAGGTTCAAGTGGTACGTCAGGTTCGTCAGGTACAGATGGAACTTCCGGCTCTAGTGGTACATCAGGTTCATCAGGAACAAGTGGTTCAAGTGGTACCTCGGGTTCGTCAGGTATTGATGGAACATCTGGTTCTTCAGGTTCATCAGGAACATCGGGTAGTTCAGGTACAGATGGAACATCAGGTTCATCAGGAACATCAGGTTCATCAGGAACAAGTGGTTCAAGTGGTACCTCGGGTTCAAGTGGTTCTTCGGGAACGTCTGGAAGTTCTGGTACAGATGGAACATCAGGTTCATCAGGAACATCAGGTTCATCAGGAACAAGTGGTTCTAGTGGAACATCGGGTAGCTCAGGTATAGATGGTACAAGTGGTTCTAGTGGTTCATCCGGAACATCAGGTTCTTCAGCTACTTCAGGTACTAGTGGAACTTCAGCCTCTTCAGGTTCAAGTGCCTCATCTGGTACATCAGGTACTTCAGGAACATCTTCTTCTTCAGGTACAGGAGGAACAAGTGGTACAAATGGCTCAGTAGGTTCTTCTGGTAGTGCCGGATCAAGTGGATCTTCAGCTACTTCAGGAACATCAGGCACTTCAGCAACTTCTGGTTCTTCAGCTTCTTCAGGTTCATCAGCCTCATCTGGTACCTCAGGTACAAGTGGAACATCTGCTTCATCTGGCACTTCAGGCTCTTCAGGTTCATCTGCTTCATCAGGTACAAGTGGTACCTCAGCCTCATCAGGCTCGTCTGGTTCTTCAGCCTCATCAGGCTCATCTGGTTCTTCAGCTTCATCTGGTTCATCTGGTTCTTCAGGAACTTCAGGCACTTCAGCAACCTCAGGTTCAAGTGCTTCATCTGGTACTTCTGGAACATCTGGTTCTAGTTCATCCTCTGGTACAGCTGGTACAAATGGTACAAGTGGTACTTCAGGAACAGGTGGTACTTCCTCTAGTGCTGGCACTTCAGGTTCTACAGGAACTTCAGGCTCTTCAGGTAGTTCAGCCTCTTCAGGCTCATCTGGTAGTTCAGGCTCATCTGCCTCTTCAGGAACTTCAGGTTCTTCAGGCTCATCTGCCTCATCAGGTACTTCAGGTAGTACTGGATCTTCCGGTTTAAGTGGCGATAGATACAAAACTACATCAGCTACATCATTTACCTTAGGTAACGCAGGTACAATGGCTATAGGCACGGATTTAGCGTATACTCCTGCCCAATCTATCATCATAGTATTCAATGCTACAAATTATCAAGAATGTGAAATTAACACATACAATCCTAGTACTGGTGAACTTGTATTCTTTGCTCCTACTCGTACAGTAGGAGGTGGAACATACTCTTCTTGGACTATAAACCTTGACGGTGCCTCTGGTGGTGATGGTTCCTCTGGAACATCCGGCACTTCAGGTTCATCAGCCTCATCAGGTACATCAGGTACTAGTGGTTCAGTAGGTACTTCTGGTAGTTCAGGTTCCTCAGGAACTAGTGGAACATCAGGAAGCTCAGGCAGTTCAGCCTCATCTGGTTCTTCAGGTACTTCAGGTACAAACGGAACTTCAGGTACTTCCTCAACAGCAGGTACAAACGGAACAAGTGGTTCTTCAGGTACAGATGGTACCTCAGGTTCAAGTGCTTCTTCTGGTACTTCAGGAACAAGCGCTTCTTCTGGTACTTCAGGCTCTTCAGCTACATCAGGTACTTCAGGTAGTTCAGGTTCTAGTGCTACAAGTGGTACTTCAGGTAGCTCAGGCTCTTCAGCCTCATCTGGTTCATCTGGTTCTTCAGCTACTAGCGGTACTTCAGGTACTTCAGCCTCAAGTGGAACAAGTGGAACTTCAAGCAGTTCAGGCTCTTCAGCTACTTCAGGTACAGATGGTACTTCTGGCAGTTCAGGCTCTTCAGCCTCAGCCGGCTCATCTGGTTCTTCAGCTACTAGTGGAACATCAGGTTCATCAGGTACCTCAGGTACAGATGGTACCTCAGGTTCATCTGCCTCTTCAGGTACTTCAGGTACAAGTGCCTCAAGCGGTACTTCAGCCTCTTCAGGTACTTCCGCCTCAGCAGGTACTTCAGGCTCATCAGCCACCGCAGGTTCTTCAGGTACTTCAGTATCTTTAAGTGGTACTCAAGACTTCATTGTTAAGTTTACAACAAATACTACTGTTGGAGACAGTACAACTTGTCAACAACCAAATGGTGACTTACTAGTAAATGGTAATGTTTCTGTTGGTATGGGTGGAGGTAGTATCGCTATTAATACAGCTTTAGGTAATAGTGCTTTAGCTACTAACACCACAGGTGTTGGTAACTCTGCAATAGGTGCATGTGCACTTTTCTCCAACACCACAGGTTTTGGTAACTCTGCAATGGGTTTAAATGCACTTTACGCCAACACCACAGGTTTTTGTAACTCTGCAATGGGTTTAAATGCACTTCGTTTCAACACCACAGGTAATAATAACTCTGCAGTAGGTGCAAATGCACTTTACGCCAACACCACAGGTTGTTGTAACTCTGCAATGGGTTTAAATGCACTTCGTTTCAACACCACAGGTAATAATAACTCTGCAGTAGGTGTAAATGCACTTTTCTCCAACACCACAGGTTTTGGTAACTCTGCAATGGGTTTAAATGCACTTTACGCCAACACCACAGGTTTTTGTAACTCTGCAATGGGTGCATGTGCACTTCGTTTTAACACCACAGGTAATAATAACTCTGCAGTAGGTGCCAGTGCACTTTACCGCAACACCACAGGTTGTAATAACACAGCTGTCGGTACACTAGCTCTTAGAGACAATACTACAGGTACACAAAATATAGCAGTAGGTTCTAACGCCTTACAGAAAAACGTAAGCGGTAACTTTAATATCTCTGTAGGTGTAAACTCCTTATACAGTAACTTAACCGGAGCTAAAAACGTAGCTATAGGTAAAGATGCTTTATACTGTAATACAGTCTCAAACAATACAGCCGTAGGCTTTTATGCATTAAGAAGTAATACAACAGGAACACTTAATACAGCTTTAGGTTGTGGTGCATTAAGAGATAACACAACGGGTTGTTTTAATACTGCTGTTGGTAACGGTGCTTTACAAGCTAATACTACAGGAGGTA